TGGAATAAGTTTAGAAAGTGTGTAAGTAGGTGTTGACGTGCCTATGTCAGTACCTAAAAACAATTCTACCTTACTACCTTCTTGACCTGTTTCGGCTATTTCTATAATATGTGGACTTCGTGCTAAATTCATTTCGCTAATTTTTTAAAACTTTCTTCTGTTATTTGGTCAAATAATTCAATCATATCTAATCCGTATTTTTCTGCTAATTCTTGCGGTAGTTGTTTAAAGTATTTGTTAAAAGGTCTTGTAAAAAACAAACTTGGTTGTATGCCTTCGTGAAATACTTTTCTTGCTATCAAAAAGTTTAATGACCTTCTATTAATAAATCTACCTTTTTTATCGCGTGGTGCAATACCTTTTCTTATAGACCATTTATCAAACGCACTTGGTGGTGGCATACCTTTTAAACCTCTTTTGCCACCTTTACTTTTGTATGAAAAGCCACGAAGACTTCTACCTTTTTTTGTACCTTTTACTCCTACGTCTTGAAATATACCGTAGTCTTCCATACTAAAAGTTAGTTCAATACTATTTTTAGATTCTTTAACATTTGCCTTAAGGCTTTTACTTAATTTACCTGACGCGTCAATAGGATATTTTCTATTCAATCCACTTTTAAGATTGTTACGCGCTTCGCTTATTACGTTAGCTTTAAATTCGTCTAATATTTCTTGTACGTTTTCTAACATATAGTCATATCATTTGGTATAAGTATGTCGGTTGTCATAGTAAAGCCAGCTAACTTGTTTTCAAATCGTTCAGTAAAAGGTTCACAACTTGGTGTGCCATCTACTTGAAATTTGTCGGTGTATAAAGTACCACGTCTTAACAATTCATAACACCTATTAAGTACGGCTAACATAGTGTTGAGTACATACAATTCATTATCGTTGCCGTCAAAATTATTCGTGTTTTCGTCTTTACTTATATCGGTTATGTCCATAGCTAAAATACTTATGTTGTACCTTATGACGTTTTCTTCAAAAGTTGCCGTGTTAACGATTAAATGAACTAACGGAAATATTGTCTGCTTGTTTAAGTCTACTTCAAAAATGTCACCTTGTGTAACGGTGTTTATGATTGCATCACTTTCAAAGTGTTGTTTAAGTTTGTCTATAATATCAAAATAATTCATAATATATATTATCGTTTCATTTGTCTTTTAAGTTCGCGGTTTTCGATTTCCGTTTTTTGTTTTTCGAAGGTAAGATAGGTGAGACATTGAGTAAGTCGTAATTTGGTGACTTCATCAAATTTGGTGATATCTTTTTGAGCGCAAGCATAGATGCTTGAATACCAGTTCCAGCGTTTGTTAAATTGGCTTCGTTCTGAGTATTCACTGAACGCGTCATCTTCGTCACTTCGTTCTGTAAATAATTCATTGTAAGATTCAATAATTCGCTTCCTAAACTCCAAAAAAAAACCGAAGCACTTATAGCTACGTCTAAAGGTGCAAACTTCATAAGTTCTTGCATATCTTCATTAGGTTCGTAGTCTACTATAGAATATTTGTCTCCGTGTTTTTCTTTGATTGGTCTAAACATAACCGCCATAGCCTTATGATATGTAGACCAGTTTTGAAAGTGGTGTTCAAGGTCAACGTATTCACCAAAACTTATGTCGTCTATTTTAGGTATGAAACCAAATTCTATGTTTTTAATTTTGAACTGCCTTACAAGTTGTGGCTTTTCACTAAACACATCAGTAAAGTGTTTAATTAAGCCGTTTAGTTCTTTTACCTTAATTTGCATTACTTCTTTTAGTTCAATACCGCAAAATATCTGAATCATTTTATTTGCTATGAGTTCTTCGTCATTGCTTTGTTCTTTCATTTCTATGAACTTTTGATACCTTACTAAAGGTATTTCTGAAAGTGAAGTAGGAAGTAATATGTCAAGCTTCATAATTATATAACTTATTTTTCGTGTTTTTGTAGTTTAGAGAATAGAATATGAACCGTAATTTTTGTTCATACCTAAAGTTTCCATTTCGTGATAACGTACTGCGTCTATTGCGTGGTTAAAGTTGTCTATAGGTTTGTTTAGTCGTTTACCTGTTTTGTCTGTGTCCCAACAATACGACCTTAATTCTTTGATAAGGTTTGTACTTTGTGAAGTGACTAAATAGTTTTCACGTTGCATAACGTCAATACCGTAGTTAATAGAGTCACGACCTTTTGTAACACCTTTAATTGTTATGCCAAAACGACTGATATCGGCTATACTTTTAGGTTCGGCACTATCGGCATATACAGGCACATCACGCGGTAGTATCTTTGCTATGTCACTATTTAATAAACCTGTTTGGTAGGTTACTTCGTTAAGTATTCGTGTTTCGTTCATTTTGTAGACTTCTATAATTGCGGTCTCGTCATTCGTGTAGCCAAAGTCAACACCTATGCCTATAAGTCTGGCTTCGTTTGGTATTGTGTCTATTTGTTTCCAGTTACTAAACACTACGCCTTCGAGTTGTCCCATTTCACCGTCTACATAAACACGAACCCAATTACGCCAGTAGTTACTTGTTTCGGCTTTCTTTATGTTCTTTTCTATTTGGTCTATTATACCTTTGTCAAGTGCTTCGTTGTCTTTGTAGGTAAGTATTATTTTTTCTGCGTCTTCTTGACCTTCAAGTTCTGTTTGAACCCAAAATTCAGCCGTAGGATTGTAGTCTAAAAATACTTCGTCTTTTGTTCGTATAGATAATTCGTTGAAACTTTCAAAGCTTACACTATTACATTCGTTAATATACAAGATGTTTCTTCTACCACCACGAAGCTTACTTGAGTCGTCTGCGCTAAAAAATTCTATAAAGCTGCCATTTGCAAATTCGTATTTTAAAAGTGTTTTGTTATACCTTTCGTCTACATACCTATTTATAGACTTCATAATTTTCAAGAAATCTCTAAGCGCTCCTCTACGCAAATGCGGTATTGATTCACTTACTACACTTATTTCGGTGTTTTGTGTTTTGGCAGCACGGTCTATTAACACACTTAAACAACCATACGTTTTTGATGCACTTGTGCCACCTTGTATAATCTTGATTCGTTTTTTTAACGCAAGTATTTTATTTATTGCCGTCGTTCTTTGAAACATCTGGAAATAATGGTTGCTCTATATTGGTTTGTTCTATTTGTTCTTTTAACGCGTTTAGACGTGCGGTAATACTTGGATTATATTGTCCTACCATACCACCTTTTATTTGATCGTCACGTATTTCTTTACGTATGCGTGTAGAGATAGTACAGAAATCTTCGTATCTGTTTTCTGTATTCTCTAAATAGTGCTTAACTGTGAAGTCAAATTTGTTGTAACAATATATTTCAAAGCCTTCTATTGTTAGTGGTACTTCTAAAGGTTCACCTACCATATCACCTGTACGTTGGTTTAGGTGGTATTTAAACCTTGGATTCGTTTTTGTGTAGGTTTTATAAGCTTCAAAGATTTCTTCTAATTGCTTTGGATCTTGTATTTTTTTAGGTCTGCCTCTTTGTGCCATATTATTTTTCGTATGTTTCGTAAACTTTTCGCATTCTATTCATTATATCACGTAGGCAACTTGAACAAGTAGTAAATTGTTGTCTTGCGTTAAATACACGGTTGTATATAGCTAACATTTCTTTTTGTTCTGTAGGCTTCATTATACTTTTGTCTAACTTAAACCAATTATCTAACCATTTGTATTCGTCTTCTTGTAGGCAGTCTGCCTTCCACCTTGAAGGAAACAAATTGTTTAAAGTTTCCTTACGTTCTTCACACCCACAATCGTCACCAGCTAACCACTTAACGGCTTTCTTGATACCTGTAGCTTCCGTTATTTTTTCTACAACGTCACCAAGTCCTTCGGCTTTTTGTGACTTTTTCCAGTCTTTGTATTCTTTAGATCGTTTGTCTAAACTATTATAGTAGTCTACGTCTTTTTCCATAATCATTTTATTAGTTCGTATTCTTCGTTTTTATAATCTTCGTAATCTTCACCTACTTTGTTTTTTATTTGTTTTTTACAATACTTTATAGTCTGGTATATTGAACTTACACTTATTCGTGTTTCTGCCGAAATATCGCGCATAGACTTACCTGAATCACGATAAAGTTCATACATCATCTTGTCGTACCAATGCCACGATTCTGTTTCTTCTTCTATTTTTTCAATGATTGCACTATAAGCTTCGTCTTGGCTAATGTAGTCGTAAGTGACACCAATAGGTTTTATTTCTTCTATGTCCACTTTTTCAATTTTGTTTCTTTCTTTTTGTAAGTCGTAATACAAACAACGTAAGGTTAAAAAAATGTAGCTTTTATTTATTTGTCCGTTTTTACGTAGAACCTTATCTGCGTCTGCATACTTGCTTAACTTGATATACATTTCTTGAACAATGTCTTCTGCCAAAAATTCTTCGCCAAAACTTTTAACCATTCTTAAATAGTCTTCGTGTAGTTCGGCAACTTTTTTAAGCCAGTTCATTGATTAGATTCTAAACAAATATAGAGATTATTTTCTAATATGTATAGACGTATATTTTAACAAATAGTTGTGAATAAAAAAAAGCACCCATATTTGAGTGCTTCTTCTTGTTTGATGTTTGTGTTAAAAAGGTAAGTCATCAGAACTTGTTTTCTTTATAGGTTCGTCACCACCAGCTTCTACTTCTGCTTGGTAAGGTTTACTAAAGGCAGCACTAAAATACTTTACACCACTTTTACTTTCGTTTAGCCATAAGGCTATTTCTTTTTCTACACCGTCAATAAGTGCTTTACCTTTGTAATCTGGTTGTGAATCCGTTTTTTTGTAGTTGTTTTTAAAGATTGCACCTGTGTTATTCTTCTGTTCCATAATCTATTGTTTTACTTAATATATATGCGCTTAACGTCTTTCGTGTGCGCCTTGCTTTTAGTTTTAAAAGTTCTTTTTCTTCGTCAGTTACTCTGACTATTATTACTTTGTTCTTTCGTGTTTTCATTGTATAAGTGTTTCATAATACTTTCTACATTCTTTGATTCTTTCGTAGATAGCTTTTACAACGTCTTTGTCATACCTTACTTCAAAAGTCTTTATTCGTTTTTCTGGTGGTATATGGTCAAAGTTGTGTCTTGCTTCTACGTCTGCACGTAGTTCTTCGTTTTCGTCTATTAAGTGTTCTTTCCAATGCGCACGCCTTACTTCGTCTTCTACTATTTGATAAGGTGTGTTTACAAGACAATATGCAAGTATAGACTTTCGTTTTTTTGTCAAAGCCATATAGCCTTGTAGTTGATAGAAATAATCTTTATTTGGTATTTCTTCTTCAAACCACGGAAAAGTAGTTGCGTCATAACTTGACTTTACGTCTAAAAGTATATTATCCGTGTTTACGTCTGGTGTACCTGTCAAGTAATCATTCTCAAAGTATTCTTCGTTCTTATACATAAAACCAAAGTCACAATTATCTTGTATAAGGTCGACGCTATTTCTTTCGACCGCTATACCTTTATCGGTGTAACGGCTTGAAAATTCTTTCTTAATACCATACATTTCTTCTATAGCTAATTCTTGTAGATAGCTTTTACAAGTCTTACTTAATACTTCGGACTTGCTTCTTGCGTTAGTCATTATTTTACCTAACGCTGAACAACGAATCTTCAACATAATTCAAGTGCTTTAGTTTGTAATTCAGTTAGTTCATATTGGCTTACAAGTTGTTGTTTAGTGTAAGTACCTTCTTGTACGGCTTTAAGTGCGCTTTCGAATCTTGCTTTAGTTAAAGTTTTCTTCGTCTTTTGGTCTTGTTGTTTGATCGCATTAGCTACTTCTTCATAAGAAGCTACAGAAGTTTCTATGCCAATACCTAAATTACCTAAAGCACGACCCCACGCAGACGTTTCGCAGTTTTCTACATAAGATGTTTTATTGATAAATGTACTACCTTTTACTTCTTCTGCAAGACCTGTAGCACGCGTTCTACCTTCTTGGTCTTTTATGATTGCTTTGATTGTAATTGAAGTATTCGTTTTTTCGACTACTTCGCTTTCTAAACTCCAGTCTTTGAAGTTTACTCTAAAGTAACGCAGTCTTTCGTTTACTTCAACGTATTGCTTACCTTTAATGTTAATTGATTTTAGTTCTTTCATAACGTATTTATTTTATTGTTTATACAAATATAGTGATTATTTATTTAATTCTTTCTTTTTTTGTTTATACTTTTCTATGATCGCTTTTAATTCTTCGCGTGTGTACTTTCTTACTTTGTGTGCTTCTTCGTGTAGTTTTATTAGTTCTTCGCCTCCTATTCGTTTTTCTATGCCTATTTGGTAGTTTAGTAGGTTTCCGTGTTTATGTTGATTACAGGCTACGCATTGACCGTGTACATTCTTTTCATTAAAAGTTACATTCTTGTGACTTGTACTAAAATAGTGTCCAGCGTCATACTTTGAGCCTAAAGGTTTATCGCAGCTTACACATAGTTTGTTTTTGTCACGTTCTCTTATATATGCGTTGAAGTATCTTTGTGCTTTTTTAGTAAGACTTTGAACGGTTTCTAATTCGTCTTTTAGTCGTTTCTTTTCTTTCTTCCAGTTCTTTACTTTTGCCGTTTCTACCCATACCTTAACGCATTCACTTTTAAAGCAATACTTTTGATTGAAGTGTTTAGCTTCAAACTTTTCTTTGCAGTTTTTACAACGTGGCATTTATAGTTCCGTCTTTAAGTATTTTATTTCTTCTTTTAACATCAACACTTCTTGTTTTAAATCAGCTATAACCATTTGAAGTCGTAGGTTAGCTTTGCACTCTAACAAGTATTCATCTTCAAACTGCATAAAAACGGATTGAAATTGGCTTACATCTTCTAAACTTTCTAACATAGAATCTATTAAGTCTGCACGTTCTGGGTGTTTACTTTGTAACTCCTCAATACTATTAGTAAATTTTATAATAGTTGTTTGTAGGTTTACTTTTGCTTTTAGTATGTCTAAAGTGTTCATTTATTCGTGTTTTTGTTCAATATTTTATACCATAATTTAACTACAAAATATTTAATTAATTCCCATATAATTATTATTACTAATACTATTCTCATATCTATTTAGGTTGTGCATAAAGTTTATTATAAACATTAGGTTGTGGATTGTCTTGGTCGTAATATAAAAACTTTTCTTTGTCAAACCATAAAAGTAGTTGTCCAATATTGCCTACTGAACGTGGTTTAATCTTGTTAAAATTTATTATAGCTTGGTTGTGGCTTAAATCGTCACGGTGAACCGTTATCATACACTTACCACTATTAAACCATTCACTACCACCTTTTAGATCATATGGTGACGGTATACTTCGTTTGCCGTTTATTTTTTCGGTTAGTTTTGGGTGTATAATTGTGTGTAAGTGTAAGTCGTTGTCTTCTGCTATTTGATTTCTATAAGGCAATACTACTTCTAAATATTGTGCATAGCCACCGTATTCGTGGTATGGGTGCGACATATCTTTCCAACTATCAATACTTGCCGTGTGTAGTCCGTGTTTTTGTTTAAGTTCTACTGCATAATCGTAAAAGTCAAAAGGTGTCATTTTCGCCTTTACGTCATACTTGGTTAGTATTTTAAAGTGTTCTAAAACCCAATCAATACTACTTGTTATTTCACGGTCTTTAATTACATTGTGTTCTAATGGATTAAAACTTTTACCTGTTAGTTTGTGTATAAGGTCGGCTAATATTTCTACGTTGTTACCTACGTCTGGAAAGTAAACCAAGTGCTTCCAACCATAAAACTTACTTGTGTTTAGTAGTAATTCCATTAACACTTGTGTTTTACCTGACATCGGAAAACCTGTCCAATCTGTGCAGTTGCCTAATTGCATACTATAAAATTCGTCTAATGATCGCCAACCTAAATACTTACCTTTTTCGTTATAGTTGTCGCGGTGTTTATAAATCTTATCAAGTACGTCACTTGCTTCTGTTATTTTATAGCCTTTTAATTCCACGGTGCTTTAAATCCTTTATTCGTTTCTAATTCGTGTTTTGTTTGTTCTTTCTTCAACCAATTCTTACAAGTCAAATATAACGATTTGTATTTTTTGTTATTCTTGAAATTTTCAATACTATCTAAACACGAATCAATAGTTTCTTTTTTATAGTCAACTTCTAACTTTTTAAATTCTTCTAAACTCATAGACAAATGTGCGAAGCTTCTATATATATCATTTACATTAACACTTACACTTACACTATCAGTTGACGAAACTGAACGACCGTTAACGACCGTTAAATTTCGTTGACGAACTTCAGCACTTTTCTTACCAGCCTTTTTTCGTTGTTCGTGTTGTTTTTCCCATTTTTTTAAATCGCGTTTTAAGGTGTGTTTAATATTAGCGAAAACTGCATTAATTAACATATCTTCACTTATTGGATTTTCGTCATTGACGTAAGCAAATATGTGTTTGATTAGTTCGCCAGCTTTTTCATTATCTAACGCGTCAAAGGTTTCTTTCCAGTCTGCATAAGCTATAAAGCTTTTCTTGTTTTCTGCCATATTCTATAAATAAAAAAACGTAACGCTTTCGGCTGCTGGGATAGCCTACTCACGTCACGTTAGAAAGAATGTTTTTAGATTGTCCCAGCGACATACAAATATAATTAAATTTCTAAATTTAGAATTAAATCAATAGTATTTTTATATCCAAACGTTATATGTTTTTTTGTAGGTACTATAAATGTATTTAGTCTACCACCACGATTTAAAACCTTTTCATTTTTGCATTCATACAGATTTTTACAATTTATACTAATGCAATTACTATAATCGTGATTAACTCTTACATAAACAGTTTTATTATAGTCTTTTTTTGGTTGTTTTGACCATTGATTTAAAGTATAATTCCATTCAAAAACTTTTCTTTTTAAAAAGGTATAATCGAATCTATCTGGAAATTCAAATTCTTTCCAACTTGGTGAATGTTCTACTTCTACGAATCCTATTAATTTTTTTTCAAAACCAACTTCACTATTAATATTTATATGTTTGTAACATTTTAAATCATAATCGTATCTATTTTCGTAGTTTTGATTAAATTCTATCTGCCATTGTGTTAAATTTTCTAATATTTTTCTTAAAATTAGTTCTTCTTTTATATTAAAATTCATAATTCTGAAATTCGTTTTTTTGATATGTAATAACTTTCTTCATTAATTTCTGCGGCTATTACATTTCTTTTACCTTTTATGCAAGCAGTAATAGTTGTTCCACCACCAGCAAAAGGTTCTAAAATAGTGTCACCAATATTTGTATAATTATGAATAAAATAATTTAATTCTTCTTCAGCCTGTTGCCATTTGTGGTGACTTTTTTCTGTTCCAGTACCAATTACCATATCATTAATTATTTTTTTATTTTTACTAAAACCATTTTGAAAAACTAAAATAGGTTTCCAACCTGTTATTATATTTCTACCACGAACTAAACTACTATTGCCTGTATGAACTAAATTAAAAGTCCAATAATATGTAAGGTTTTCACTCATTCTTTGCATTACTTCAGGCAAATGTAACTTACCACTATATGCAATACAATAACCATTTGGTTTTAATACACGTTTTGCAAACCTTGACAACTTACTCCAAACCTCTATAAATTCATAAGGATAAGGTGGATCCGTAATTATACAATCTATACTACCGTCTGGTAAGTCTGCGAAAACTTCCTCAAAGTCACCAAGTCTAAAGTCAATATTAATTTCCTTTTTTGCACCTTCTTCAGCTAATCTTTTGCGTTCTTGTATTTGTATTTCTTTCTTTTCTTCTTTCTTTATTTCTTTGTAAGCTGCGTGAATTGTTAGTTCGTTATTTCGTAGCTTTTCTTTTACTTCTTCAGGTGCTTTCTTTTTTACTACGTCAAATTGTGCTTTTTTGCCAGTACTCCAACCAAGTTTATCTGCAACAATTTTTTGTGTATTATGTGCCTCTTTATCATTTGTTGATAAAGTGGTTGTGCCTCCTTTATTTGCGCTTATATTTTTTTTACCTTTTTGTTTTTCAAGCTTCTCTATTTCTTCCATTAATTCACCTTTCACATAGTCACTTAAATTACGTCTACCTAATTGGTTAGTAGCCATCCATATTTTAACATCTATTTCACTTTCAAAATGTTTACTTGTAGTTTTATACTCCAAGTCAAAACGTGTTGCTATGTCGTACCTATTATGTCCGTCAATTATATAACCGTTCCAAGTTATTATAGGTTCTCTTATTCCTTCGTTTAAAATATTTGCTTCTAATTGCGCATATTCTTCAGCACTTAATGCTGGTATTAAATTCTTAAATTCTTCTTTAATTTCTATCATATTAATTCTTTATAAAGGTTGTTTTCTGTTCTTCTTTTTATTACTCCTAAATCTGCTACCGTAGTAGCTTTTAGAATGTCTTTTCTTAAATTATAGGTTCGTTTTTTTAACTTAATCTTGCCAGTATATTCTACAAGATCTAAATTTAAAAGCCTATCGTTTGTGTCACGAAGTTCTTTATACCTTTTTATGCCGTGTATAACTGTTGCGTGGTTTAAGTCAAATAGGTCTGCTATTTCTTGATAGGTTGCGCCAGCTTCACGAAGTATATAAAAAAAATATATTCTTCTATGAACGTAACGTGGTTGTCTACATTTCTTTTTTAATTCGTGTTTTTCTATAAAATATTTCACGTTCTTAATCAAGTCTTCCATATATCCAGTTTATTATTAAACAATAAATATACTCTAAAAGTCTTTTCATACTTTGTCTATGCTAATAATTAAACCTTGCCACAAGTTAAACAGCTTTCGTGCTTCTGTCTTGTCATAAGCTTTTACATACTTCACGGCCTGTACTACTGGCGCATCAGTATTGTTGCCTTTATAGGTCTTATATAGTATTCTATAAGTGTTCATTAGTTCGTCTTTTTGTATTAAATAATTGCAGTACAATTCATCATTGAAATTGTCCCACCAGTCTACTCTAAATTTATCCATTTAATATTTCTTCTAATTGTTCGCAAATATCTTCGTCTTCATAGTAGTTTATGCCGTCACATCTTAACGTGCTTTGGTCTACTCTATAATATCTTTCTTCAAGCTGCACGTACTTTATTGTGTCAGTAAAACTATTGTAGCTGTCTGGTTCGTCTATGATTCGTGTTTCTATATAAAGTTCTACTTCGTAAGGTGTTTCACCTATGTAAAATATACAACCGTCCTGATCGTAGTATTCTATTTCTATTTCGTAACTCATACAAATAATTTTAGTAATACGTAGTACATTACAAATGAACCCCATATAAAGATTATACATTTAATTAATTCTTTCTTTGCTTCTTTCATAACTAATTTTTAAAGTGTAACTACTATTTTATTAAACCTTTCATTCAGTCGTTTAATACACATCATATAAGTATGTATTTTGTCCGTGTATTTGTCGCGTATTTCACGAAAATAAGTACCTGAAGTTTCTATTGTTTCTTGGCATAAGTAAATTCTGTCTTGAAAAGATTGTATGCCTTCTTCAATCTTAACAAGTGTTTCTAATTTTTCTAAACGTGTCATAATAATTGTTTTTGTTTATACGAATATAATACTTCTTAACAATATATTACACTTATTAACAAA